TGATAAGCTCATCCTCAAGGATGTTCCACTTACGCCACTTATTCCATACAACCTTACGGTGCTCATACAGACCAAGCACTCCTCGTAGTCTTGCTAACTTGTCACCTTTAAACCCTTTAACTGGTGAGCAGCTCAGGTTATAGAGTGCTCGTTGATCAAACATCACTCGTTTGAAGTCGCCTTCAAATGATGACTGGTATGCCACGGCTTCTGGCCATATCATGCAGGGTGACATCGTAGGGAAATATTGACCTTCATCATTCTCAAGCACTACATTCCAGTCAGCCAGCATTTCGCAAAGCGTATCCATCTTTTCTAGGTTTCCCATACTCTTGACCCTACGCTGGTCAATCAGGTAAATCTTCCCATCTTTGATTCCACCTAACGTAAAGACTGTCCAGTCGTTCTTCTCGTTTAAACCAGCACTCAGGTCAATACCAACGCCTAAGCAGTCATAATCTTCCGGTACTTCACCATGCACAATTAGATCAGGTGAAATGCCTACATCACTTGATTGGACAGCCGTGTTTAGGTACTGATAAGCAAAGGCAACACGATTTTCTAGCTTTCGTTCATTCAGATATTTCATGGACCAGAACTCTGGCCAGTATGACCTCTGCCTACCTTCGCTGTCTGTTATGACCGCCTTTTGAACAATCTGCTTCCAATTATGTTTTGGTACAAATAGAGTGGCGTGGATATCGTCAAAGTGAAAACGTGTCCCCAAGCATACTGCTCGTGCACCTTGGAACATGGTAGGTGCGATGACGTTTGACCAAGTCTGTTCCATCTCACGACGAATGTCAGGGTTATTGATTGACGCCGCCGATTTAATAGGGTCGTCGATAAGAACCAACTGCGATCTTTTGGAAGTAATGGCCCCTTTGAGACCACCACACGCAATGGTAAATGCTTCTTCGCCTGCTGTATCAATTCCTGCAAACTCATAGTCTATTGACCAATATTCATCCGACCTTTTTATCTTAGATAATCTAACCATCGGAAAGATTTCACGGTACTTGTTACTTGTCAGGATTCCCTTAATTGTTGCTGATTTGGCTCTACTAATATCAACCATATAGGCGATATACAGAATACGCAGCATCTTCTTGGCTGCAGTATGTCTACCAATCATCCATGCAGCAAAAAGGCCAAGTACTGTGCTCTTAGCTGAACCACGAGGTGCAAGTATTGAAGTATTAGGGCCACCAATGCCTAATAGACATTCACTATCCTCACCTGTACACAATTCAGCATGCCACTCAAGCATGTGCTTAGCTGGAGGTTTGCCCATCGCCACGCAGAAGTCTTGGAAATTATCTCTAGCTTTGAGTACTTCTGGTGATGGTGGTTTTACAGTAACTTTAGTAGCATTCATCAATGCCGTTCTTCTATACGCTAAAGCAATACTTGGAACTGCCATATATACATTTGATAGTATTTACAGTCTAGCGCCACCATCCACGCCGACGCTCTGCCTGATATTGCATTAGCCGGTCGATATAAGAAGCTTGTGCAGCAGCAATTCTATTTTGTCTCCTGGTAATTTCATACGCAATTCTCATGGCTTCTTGATACTGTCGCCTTTCCTCAATCCTTGGATCAACCACGTAATACTGACTAAGATCAAGATTCTGCATACGCGGAAGTGGAGCCGTTAACCTGCCTCTCGAACGGAGAGCGGTAAGACTTTGATCAAGAACCTCAGGTAATTCGGGTAGGTCGGGAATCATCATTAGTTACTCACCTCACTGTAAACTTTTGCCCATACAGCATTCATTGCATTATCAATGGGCTCTGCAAACTGTGGGTCATCCTTAAAAATATTTGTAAGCTCACGCATTACACGATCAGCTCCGGCAAGGATTAGTCCACGCTTGTCAGTCGATCTATTGATACGTTCACTTACTTCAATATGAGAACGAAGCTCTTTCTCAAGAGCAGCAAGCCTAGCTGCGCCATTATCGCCTTTGATCTCACCAGAGGTTACTGCCATGCGTAGATCTTGGATATCACTATGCAAGGCAGCAATCTCACTATTTAAGATTTCTCGACGGTTTAGCTTTTTATACTTCATCTTGACCCAACGAGATAGGTCATTAAAGGTTCCTGGATAACCAAGGATGCCGGAGTATACCCAAATTTCAATGATAGATGGAGTGTACTCAGCAAATTCTTTGAACTCTTCGCTTTCAGATGCCGGTAGAGTATCTAACCATTGATCAACAAAGGTTAGATATACTTTGGACGATTTCGTTGATGTAGTAGACATTAGAACATACCTGCCAAGCCACGTGCATAGGAGCTTTGACGCTTAGCAGTCTTGTTTTCTTCCTCAGTTGCTTGCTGCATATTCAAACGCTCCTGTTTGCCTGTAGTCCTGATAGATTTTCTATCTTGGTCACCAGTAGTTCTTGCTAGTTTCCGATCTTGATTACCTTGAGTTCCTATTGTTAACCTGCCTTGCTTGCCTTGGACTTTAGCGATTGCTTGATCGGCAAAGCTTTGAGCCTTGATATTTTTACGAGACTCTGATCCAGTCTCCTGAATGTTCTTACGTTCTTGCTTACCAGTTGTTTTGACTGTTTTTCTTTCTTCTCCTCCAGAAGTTTTAATAGTTGATCGGTCTTCTTTACCTTGAGTGCCAATTGTTAAACGTTGCTGCTTACCACCTTCCTTTTGGCTAAGCCGTTCCTGATCGCCGGTAGCTGCAATATTAGCTATATCTACATTACCTTGTTTATAGATGTTTTTGCCTTCTTGTTTTCCAGTCTCCTCAATCGCCTTAATATTCTCGTCACCTTGCAATCCAATTTGCTTCTCCTGAGATGCCAACGCATCTGTTTGAGTTAACCGAGTTTGCTCACCGGAAGCCTCAATCTTAGTTACATCAATATCGCCCTGCTGTTTTAACTGAGCCATCTGCTGCTTACCAGCTTCGGTTTGAAGCCACTTGTCGATGCCACCTTGAGCTTCGATTTTGTCAACATCGACTCCACCTTGCTTAAGGATGGCAAGCCTTTGCTGATAACCAGCGGTTTTTGTATTAGCTCTATCTTGCTTACCTTGTAGACCAATCTTCTTTTCATCAGATTTAATAGCTCTTCCCTGCTGCCTTTCCTGAGACTTTAAAGCTTGACCTTGGGTAGCTCTATCTTGTCCCCCTTGTTGGATAATGCTTAGTCTATTTTGTTTACCTTCTTGTTTGGTTTGATTTTGTTGGATATTACCCGCCTGTGCTGAAGCAAGTGAATCTCGACGGAATTCTCTGTCTGCAAAATTATCTTGAAGTTTAAACTGCTGTGAATAGCTAGCTGCATTTTGAGCAGCACCAAGCTTCATTATATTTCTTTGATTTGCTAATTCTAGCTTTGCAGCATTTTTAGCTTGACTGGTTGCAATTGATGCATTTGTATATGCCATAGACTTGGCAATTTGTGCGTTTGCAACAGTATTGACCATATCGGCCAGATTTGTATTTTTGATCGCCTGTCCAGCCGTATCGTCTTCATCAGGCTCCCAGTTATAAAACTGCTCTATCGCAGATCCTAAGTTAAACATTCCTGTATTTATCTTGCTCATGAGTAGCTGTAAACTATACCTCTTATTATTCTACAAAGTTAGAATATATCTATCTTCAAAAATGAAAAATGGCAAATATCAATAATTACATTAATGCTGCTGCTGCATCACTTAATAGTGCCAACGAAATAGAAAGGGCCTTAGCTGACAATAAAATCAAGTTCGCTGACATGGGTGCTGCACAAGTTACTGCAAGCGCTGCAGACGCTGTTGAAGCTATTAGATCTAATGCTCAAGTAAAGAACGCTAAGACGAATGCTGCTGCACTTGAAGAAGGCGCAGAGATTGCTAAATCTCGTGATGAGTCTATTGAACAGTCAAGAGGTACTATACGCAAGGCTGGATTACTTGCTGCAGGTGCAAACTCACTGGCACTAGCTAACTACTATTCAAATAAAAAGGATCAGCCAAATGATATGTTGACGTATATGAACGATCAAAGGAGTGCATTAAATACACGTATATTGGAAAATGAAGCAAACATCCTGAAAAGACAACAAGAATTGGCCGCATTTGGTAAAGTTAATAATTCCTCTAAATCAACAACAGATCAATCACAGCAGAATCAAACAATCTCACCAGTAGCGACTGGTGAAGCGCCGGCAGGTTCAGCAGATCGTGGCACGGTATTTAATTATCTGACTGGTGATAAAGGTTTGTCGCGTAATCAAGCCTTAGGTCTAATGGCAAATATTGATCGTGAAAGCTCATTCCGTATAGCACCTCCCGGAGGTGACGGAGGTAATTCATTCGGAATGCTTCAATGGAATAATACGTATGGTCGTAGTGACCTGATGAAAAAAATGGTCCCTGACTATCAAACAAACTGGAAAGGACAGCTAGATCACGCACTTTCTCAGAATCAACTGCCTGAGTACAACAAAGCTACTTCTGACTTCCTTAATACTGACTTTGCAACTCCACAGGCAGCATCCGATGCCTTTATGCGTACCTGGGAAATTCCTGCTGATCCTGTTGCAGGATCAAAGAAACATGCCGGTTTCCTAAGTGGTTATAACTTTTAAACAGTAAAGGCTGCTCCGAGATTACCCAGTCCTCCTAAAAGCGCCATGATTGCTTGATCCCTTCGATCTTGAACTCTATTCATATCAGCTTGATTCAATCGAGCGTACTCAAGGTTCATGTTGTCTCTACGTAGCTCAAGATTATCCTTTCGTGCTTCTGCAGATTCTAATCTTGCGCGAGCATCCCTGCGATCTTCACGCTCATTCTGCCTTTCTAATAAACCTTCTTGTTGCAGACGAATTTCGTCACGCAACCCTTTTTGATGTAGCCTTTGTTCAGCTACATTGGCTTTTTCTGTGGCTCTACTACCTTGTACACCAGCTGACATTATGGCACCAAGCGAAGCTGTTTTAGATATATCCCCCGGAGTAATGTCACCTTGTGCCAGTATCTTTTGCAGTGCCATCCCCTTTTGTAAATCTGCTGCTAGTTGTTGATCAAGTTCTTGTACGGTTTTACTGCCTACGCCTTGGTATTCTGGTGTCAAATGTCCTAGCAAACCAGCATTAGTACCGGCCTTTGCTGAATAATGCTCTGTTAAATCCTGATTTGCTTTGATCTTGGCTAACCTGAGAATTTCATCTTTGTTAGTGCCTGCCATCCACGCACCAAAATCGTCCTGCCAGTTCCAAGCTCCTGTTCTATCTGCAAAGCCGCTGCGACGACTGTTTAAATCATTATTGTTAATTTCACGTTGAACAATTGAATTAACATCAGCCCCAGGCAAAAATCCAAAAATTGACATTAGGCTATTCCTCTACTTTGTAACAACGCAAGTGCTTCTTCCATTCTACGTTCTTCAGGAGACTTACCTCCGCCGAACAAGAACTGTGTACCATCGCTAAGCATTTTTCCTGCACTTGCTCCAAAAGAAGCACCAAGTGGTCCGCCGAGTACTGCTCCTGCTGTTCCACCTAGAACCATGGCTGTGGTATCCATTGCCTTATTTCCAAAGCTCTCGTCTCCGGCAACAATATCCGCTACATCAGTGACATTACCTAGAAGGGATAGGCCAGGTATTGCACGTGCAATTCCACGACCAATTGATGATCCTGCAAACCGCCCAACGGTTTTGGGCATCTGTCTAAAAGTTACATCATTAAGCGTCTTCCCCATGCTGCCCATTACCTGAGCTTGTGTAGGCTTACCACCTATATATCGAAGAACGTCATCTACACTTGTAGCTCCAATTCTATCCATTAGAAATTGAAGGTCCGTTCTTGCGTGACCGATATTCATGACGCTACTCCTGCTAATGCGTGTTGTGCTTCCATTCGAGTCACCTTTGTTTCTAGCTGCTGAACAGAGCGAACAAGCAGAGCGATAAGTTCAATTGTGTCGATGCACATCCTGTCAATACTTTCATCGTAGTAAGTAGCATCTGGCATATGCTTGATATACTCTTGTGCAATAAAACCGTGATGTAGTCTTTCGGGAGTTGAACTATATTCTTCATTGTACTGAAAAGTGACTGGACGTAATTCACGTAAAGTCGCTAGAGCGTCGTGAATATG